TTCCAGTCGCGGTAGCGGTAGCCGTGCTAGTGCCGGTACTCGTACCTGTCGGGGTAACATCAAACGCATCCACCGTAGCGTCCGCAGCATTCACGTTCGCGTCGATAGAATCAACGATAGCCTGTTGAGCGGGCGTCAGCCCGGTATTCTGCAACGCATCAATACTCGCCTGAGCACGTGCCAAAGCAGCCGAGACATCACCGATAAACTTCGTGACATCCGCTTGAAGACTATTCAAATCTGCCATTATTTGTTTTGTCCTTTCGTTTATTTGATTGACCAGCACACCGATAGCACGGATAACTTGGCTATCGGAATGGGGAGAATGACTAAACATCATAGACCCCCTTTGTTTAGGCCCCGGTTTAACCACCCACCGGGAAGGTTTCGCGAAACTAACTAACTACCACTGCCCGGATTCACCGGCAGTTCTTGCTGCTCGAAGTAGAGATCCCAAGTACCGGATGTTCCACCCGAGGCAGTGAACGTACCAATGAGCGCCATGGTCGGCTGAGTTCCAGCCGTGAAGACAGCATTAGCTGAGGTTACCGTCGCAGTTCCAACCTGTCCAGCGGTAAACGTACCCACCGGAATCTGAGCGACAATATTCGTGCCGTTCAGAATCGTAAGATTCACCGGGTTCGCGTTAGCGGCGATAGCGGTTACAGCGATGGCTTCCACCATCGTGATCTTAGTGCGGTTGATGAACTCCGGCAACTGCGAAGCCGCCGGTTGAGCGAGTGAGTTGGAGGCAGTACCCGCACCGGTCGATGTACCGAACGCAATCGCGGAGGCTACCTTAACAAGAGGACGAGCATAGTATTTCTGGTCAGAATATCCCATGTTGTTCTCCTTTACGCCGAGGTTACGTAAACCAAGTGCTGCTCTGAGTCGGTTGTGTAGCTCCAAACAATCTTGAAGCCGAGCAACGCATACCACGCAAGTCCCTGGTCACGTCCGAAGTCAGTCGGGATTTTCACACGAATCTCTTCCGGCACCGCGACAGCTTCGTACACGATATCGCTACCGAAGAAGATCGCCTGACCGTAGGCCGTGGAAGACCCAACAGTGTTGGATAAGAACCCGGTCTCTTCGACAAACCGAGTCATGTAATAGTTGCCAACTTCACCGTTGAAGATGTTGGTGGAGAACTGGACCGTGTACTTTGACACGTCCACCCAACCACCGGAGCCGGTATCCGAATGCATACCCGACAACGCACCGACCGAGCAGATAGCCACGTAGTTGCGACCGTCATACTTCGGGATGAGTTTCTTCTTCATAAAGTCCACGATAGCGCGGGTGTTCGATCCGCTCAGGTTCGAGCTGGCCGAAGCGGTTGCCGTACCGTTCGTGGTGAAGATTACCGAGTTCGTCGCAGTTTGCACAGCGACAAAATCAGTGGCGATATACTGAGTCCCGCACGCGGATTCCAGCGTCTTCACCATGTCGTCCCGGAGCTTCTGCTCGGTGACTGGTTCGAGTTGGAACTGCGCGAGATTCTGCAACTTCTGAGTGAACGGAATGGAATTACCGTACTCGAAGATTTGACCTGTACCCTGGTTGGTGACGAAATTGGTCTCAGGGATGGTGTTCGTTTCGACCAGGGTTCCACCCTGAGTCGCTACGTTACCAGCTTTATCAAACAGCCACGTATCACCACGCTGCTTACCGATGGCTTCCTTCACGTCCACAAACTGACGGAACCGGAACATCGGCTGCGCAACATGTCGCAGTCGTTCAGACAAATACGGCTGAGACCAATTCCCACCGAGGGTACTAACGCTATATACCTGTCCAGGCATAGTTGAAAGTTTCCTTTAGATGAGAATTAAACAGCCAACCCTCGTCTCGCGGCTTCGGCTGCTTTACGTTTATCGAAGTAGGACTCCGTGGTTTCCGGCTGAGGTTCTGCCGGAGCACCTTGCGTACGAGCAGTGTTTACACTTTGAGGTTCGAGAGTCGAAGCGGATAGCACCTCACGGGTGCGTACCATTGCTTCATTTTTGCCAGAGCCACGGAGCTTCTGAGCGACTTTACGTGCGTTGTCAGTTGCATCGAGGACAGCTTTCTTGTACTCACGTACAGCATCCCCGGTTGATTTTATTGCACCAGACTGCTGGATGGCTTGTAACCGCGCAGCAGCATCTAGGGTAATCATCGGTTCCATGTCGATAAGATCCGCATTCGCGGCGCG